TAGCGACCCTGTAATTTTTGATAGCTACATGCAAGACAAGCTCGATAACTTTGAGCCAAGACCCAAGGCCCCAGGACCTCGAAACAATTACCAAGGAATGTAATGGCTGTCGCTGGAATTGGTAGAGCTTTATTAAAGTCTGTTATTAAAAGATCAAAAAATCTTCAAGAAAAAGCAGTTAATAAACCTTTTTCAGAAAACTATCTTAAAAGAGCAGCACGTTATCCAGATAGAAACATACAGGCAGGAAAAAGAAAAACACCTAAATACAAAGATTCTATATCACCAAAAGCTTATGATAAACTTGTAAAAGATTTTTCTAAAGTATACAAATCTGCAGATTACGAAGGAATAGGATCATTAAAAAAAGGAATGAACACATTTGGTTCAAACTTTTTTGAAAATATAAAAAAGACAGCAAAGAAAAAAAATTTATTAGATAAAAAAGATACTACTAGGGTACAAAATTTATGGAAATCAGCTCAACTAACTGGAATTGATTTTAATGATCCACGTTATTTTAATGCCCAAAATTTAGCCAATCAAAAACGTGCAGCGGTAAAAGATATTTATGATGAGATTATTAAAAAAGCGCCAAAAGATGCTATTACTGGTAAGCCTATTTTACAAGGTGCAAAAGAATTATATCCAGTTAGTATAATACCTAAATTAAAAAAGAAATACCCTGATTTATTTAAAGATATTGAAAATGATGTCACAGGACGAAGAAAACTTTTTAAAGTACTTGAACCAACAAAAAGTGGGTCGCGCGATCAAGTACCTTACCCAGATTTTCAAAAGGTTAACACAAATATTTTTGAAGAGGCAATGTATAAGCAAGTACCTAATTTTACAGATGAAGCAAAGCTTGGTAAAATACCTCGTCAATATTTAATTGATGTTTTTAGATCAAGACCTGCTGAATTTGTCACAGGTAATCCTAAAAAAGATGCTAATAGATATTTACGTTTTTTACGTGACCAAGAATTTTTTGATCCTCAAAGTGATTATTTTTATAAAAAGAATCCAGAGTTTTTAGATTATTCTTTAATGAGACAACAACCAGCTGCAAAAGGTCAAGATTTATCCCATGATGTGCCAACTCTAATGACAACAGGAAGTACAAAATTTCCTACTCAAACCCAAACAGTTCCTTTTTCAGGAGGGGAAGTAGGTAAAACACATTATTTACCAAAAGATATAAATAGAAGATTACAACCAAGTTTAGAAACACAAGCAATTAATGCATTAAAAACAGGAAACTATAAAAAATTTGCAGAACTTGATGAACAAATGATGGAAAATAATATTAGAACAACAATATTAGATCCTGATACAGGAGAGCTATATCCTATGGGTGGTTATGCTGAATTAGGATTTAACAGAGGAGGCAAAGTAGATGGACTCGTAGCTGGTGGCATAGCTAATATTTCGCGTAGACTTTTTTTAAAAGGCTTAGGTGCAGTTGCTGGTAAAGCAGCGTTACCTAAAACAGTGACTAATCTTTTACCAGATGTAAAAGAAGCCGTAAAAATGGATAGTGCGCCATGGATTAACAGCATGGTTAACACAGTAAAAAAAGCTGCCGACACAGGTCAAAGTTTTTCTTTAGGAAATGGGGCTAAGATAAGTTACCTTAAAGCACCAAAAAATAAATACGAACCACACCAACTTAGTATTAAAACGGTAGACGGTTTTGAAGACAGAATTAATTTTAAAGAAGGTAAAAACGATATTGATATAGAGTTTGACATACGTGATGACTTTAGCAATAACCAACACATTTACGTGGATAAAAAAGCGGGGACCACGGAACTTGTAGATGACAACTATTACATGACATCCCCAGAAGACTTTGCCAAAGATGATCCAATTATTTGGGATGTAAATAAGAAAGACATACGGGAAACTATGATTTTAGACGGAACAACAAAAGCAGATGATTACATGTATGACTATATGTCTGTACCAAATGATTCAGACTATTCCTTCATGTGGGAGCGATATGTTGATTCTTTTTCTCCTTATGGTAATATATTTAAAACAAAACAATTAGCTGATAAACAAAAAGCTAAAAAGCTGTTGCAAGAAGAAATGGATGAAATGCGTTTTGAGGAACAGTTTAGAGGAGGAGACATGCACGGGTTTAATAGAGGCGGTATAATGAAAGATGTTGTGCCACCACTTGATGAGTACGCAGCTGGAGGTGTAGGTAGATTAATACTTAAACAAGCACCAAAAGTTATTAACAAACTTCGTGAGTTTGCTCCGCAGATTACAGGCAAGCCTGGAAAACCAGCAGACTTAAAAGCTGTTAAATCGGGTGATACATATTACACTGTTTTTGATGAAGATGGTTTACCAATAAAAGATTTTCCTAATGAAAAAGTAGCAAGAGATTTTATTAGAGATAATGAATACGCTGACATGTACACAATGGGTAAATCCACGGATGATACACTCACTGCAGCTACTCAATCAGATGCACCAGCAATGTTCTTCCGTTCGCGCGAAGAAATTATACAAGGACCTCCAATTATGAAAGGGGAAGAGTGGTTAAACTTTTTACAAAAACGTGGCATACGTGAAGGTGAACTAAGCGACACATCTCTTGGACCATGGCTTAATGCCAACAAAGGAAATAAGATTTCTAAGAATGACCTTGTAGAAAAATTTGATGGAATGGTTCCAGACTTTGATGTTGATGTTACAGGACAAGCTTTTGAACTTAGTAATAATATTAGTAGTGTATTAAAAAAAGTTGATCCTAGTGTTTATGATCCTGAGTCAGCAGGCGTTATTCGTTTCTTACAAACCCGTTTAACTGATATTGTTGATGAAAAATCAGGTACAAAAGCATTAGATGATTTAGATAATATTTTTGAAAAAGCTTATGGTGTCAAAAACGTAAGCCAAGAAGGCATACCAGCTGGTAACATAAATGTGCCTTACGAAGTAAAACAATTGATGGCAGAAGCTATGAGTGGTGCAGGTAAACGTGGAGTAAACTTACAAGGATCAGCTTTTGTAGATAGACCAGCACATTCAGGATCACAGACTTTAAGTGGTGGACAGAACCACCGTGAGTTTATATTTAGATACAATCCAAAAGGTCCACGTAAAAATGAACCAGTTTACAATTATGCACATAGCTTTGGTAGAGCTAAAACAGACAATGCTTTCATGCACGCACGTATCAGTGATCGTGTAGATGAGTATGGTAACAAATTACTATTTGTAGAAGAGTTTCAATCAGACATGCACCAACCTATTTCTGCTGCTGTAAGAGAAGCAACTAAAGCAGGTAAAGCAATTCCTAAAGCGGGTAAATATGCACCACGTCTAGATAAAGAAGTAGCTAAATTAAATAAAGATAATTTAGAACAAATGGCAAATATTCAACGTCAAATTGATAGACTATTAGAAACTAAACCAGATTCACCTAAACTAGCTAAACTATACGAGCAAAAAGAAATTATACGTAACATAGAAAAAGATAAAGCAGGTAAGTTAGGAGAAAACACAAGTAATATTCCAGAAGGTCCATTTAAAAATTCTCAAGATTATATGGAATTCGCGATTAAGTACTTGCTGCGTGTGGCAAAAGATGGTAATTACGATGGTGTGGCGTTTTCAACACCCGCAATTAAAAACAGAAGTATAGGCCCTGATAACAGAGACTATAAAGGAAATTTAATTGCTTACGGTGATATCTTAAAGAATGCTATTCGTAAGGCTAAAAGCAAAAGTGGTGCCGATTTATTTGAAACCACTATTGGTAGTGGCAGAAGCTATGGTGATGCACCACAGTATTACGGAGTGCCAGCTTTAATGATAAAAGGAAACACGAAAGCACTGGAGAAAATATCAAAGGGCTTACCAGCCTACAATGAAGGGGGATTGGTACAAAATGTCTTTAATGACGTAGTACCAACTTTATAGGGGAACAATGGCTAGAAACAAGAACAACAATATTGACAAAGCAATGCAAGCTTTAGGCGATGCATTAAAGATTGAAGAAATAGGTCAAGAGATTCAATTACCTGGTGAAGAAGTATCTACTGAAGAACAAGGATACGAAATTGCCGAAATGGCAGATGGTGGTGCAGAAGTTAATTTTGATCCAAACGCTCCAATAGATAAATCACAAGTACCGTTTGACGCTAATTTAGTAGAATACCTAGACGAAAGCACAGCAACTAAGCTATCTAATGATTTAGTTGCAGCATTCGAAATGGATAAGGATTCAAGGAAAGACTGGGAAGATACCTATGTCAAAGGCCTTGATATGTTGGGATTTAAATATGAAGATAGAACCCAACCATTTGAAGGTGCATCCGGGGTCGTACATCCCTTACTAGCTGAATCTGTTACGCAGTTTCAAGCCCAAGCTTATAAGGAACTCCTCCCCCCAAGCGGCCCCGTACGCACTCAAGTAGTAGGTCTACAAACACCAGAAGTTATGGACCAAGCTGAACGTGTAAAAGATTACATGAATTATCAAATTACAACTGTAATGAAAGAGTTTGATCCAGAAATGGATCAATTATTATTTTACCTTCCTTTAGCTGGTTCAGCATTTAAAAAAGTTTATTTTTGCCCTATCATGCAAAGAGCCGTATCTAAATTTGTAACAGGTGAAGATCTTGTTATTAACTATTTAGCAACAGATTTAGAAACAGCAGATCGTATTACACATGTTGTTAAAATGACAAACAACGATGTACGTAAATTACAAGTTAGTGGTTTTTACAAAGATGTAGAATTACCTGGAGGCGATGTTAATGTTTCCGATGTGCAAGAAAAAGTAAATGAACTTGAAGGTGTTGAGCAAGAATATGCAAATGATGACACTGCCCATGAAATTTTAGAAATGCATATCAACACTGACATTCCAGGATTTGAAAATGAAAATGGAATTAAACTTCCATATATTGTAACGCTAGATCGTTACAGTGGAATTATTTTATCAATTAAACGTAACTGGAATCAACAAGATAAAAATAATAAAAAGATTTCTTATTTTGTACACTATAAATTTCTCCCGGGTCTAGGCTTTTATGGCTTTGGACTAATACACATGCTAGGTGGGTTATCGCGAACAGCAACAAGTGTTTTGCGGCAGTTAATTGATGCTGGTACACTCGCAAACCTACCTGCAGGTTTTAAAGCACGAGGAATGCGAATACGTGATCATGATGAGCCAATACAACCAGGTGAGTTTAGAGACGTAGATGTAACTGGTACTTCTATAAGGGAATCATTATTGCCCTTACCATTTAAAGAACCAAGTGGTACTTTATTTCAATTACTAGGTTTTGCTGTTGATGCAGGAAAATCTTTTGCTGCAATAGCAGACATGAAAATGGGTGAAGGGAATGAACAGAATCCAGTAGGAACAACGTTAGCTATTTTAGAACGTGGAACTAAAGTAATGAGCGCTATTCATAAAAGATTACACTATGCACAACGTGAAGAGTTTTCATTGTTGGCAAAAGTATTTCAATTATACACTCCACCAGAATATCCATACCAAGTTGCCGGTGGGGATAGAATGATTAAACAACAAGATTTTGATGATCGTGTAGATATTTTACCTATTTCTGATCCTAATATATTTTCAATGGCACAGCGTATTACGTTGGCACAACAACAATTACAATTAGCTAATGCTGCTCCACAATTACATAATATTAGAGAAGCTTACAGACGTATGTATCAAGCAATGGGTGTTGATAATGTAGATGCTATATTGAAGCCAGATCCAGATCAACCTCAACCAGTTGGTCCAGCAACAGAAAATGGTGCAGCAATGAAAGGACAACCTCCAAAAGCATTTCCTATGCAAGATCATATGGCCCATATTTCAGCACACTCAGAATTTATGTTTACCCGTATGGTTCAAATTAACCCGCAGCTTTATGCTTTATTACAAGCACACATGTCAGAACATATTGCTTTAATGGCTGGACAACAAATTAATGAACAATACAAAGACCAGGTACAACAGTTGCAACAGCAAATGCAACAAGTTCAAGCACAAGCACAGCAAAATCCACAAGCACAGCAAATGATGCAGCAAATGCAACAACAAAACGATCAATTAACAAATGAAATTGCATCAGCACAAGCTAAACTGGAAGCTGAGTTAACAGCTAATTTTGCTAAAGCAGAAGAACAAAGAATGGCTCAAGAACCTCAAGATCCTCTTGTTAAACTTAAACAACAAGAAATTGACTTGAAAGCAATGGAGACACAAGCTAGACTACAAAAAGATTTAATAGTAGACACGGAAAAAATGGATCTGGAAAGAGACAAATTGGAAGCAGATACTAGTTTGGAATTAATGAAAGTATCAGCAGAAGTTAATAAACAAAGCAATGCTGATGCAACCGCAATGTTAAAAGAAAATATGATTTCAGCGCGTGAGGCAATGAAAGATAAAACGGCAGAGAGAATAGCGAGGGAAAATGCAAGATCCAAAACTAGAAAAGCAGATTAATTTGATTAGTTCTGCTATGAAAAAGATAGAGGAAACAGCTCGTTCTATGGTAAGAGACAATGATGATTATATGTCTGTTTGTTCTGCTATGATGGCTGTTACTCGTAATATGTATTTAGAAACATTAACAATAGAAGAAACAGCTTCAATTTTTGAAACAGTAGCGGAAAGTATGTTTGTTACGCAAGACATGATACATACATTTCAACATGCTGCAAAACCAACTATACATTAAGGAGAAAAAATGCCAAAAGTAGGAACTAAATCTTTTCCATATACATCAGCAGGTGTGCATCAAGCGCAAGCACATGCAAAAAACACTGGACAAAAAATGTCAATGATGAAAAAAGGTGGAAAAACGAAACGCCTTAGTAAAGGTGGTTCGATGAAATCGAAGAAAAAATAGGAGGTAATATGAAATTACTTAAAGATTTATGGGCGCACTTAAAAGAGTGGTCAGACTGGGGAATGAAGGACTGGATAAAAGCCGGCATCGTTGCCCTTATTGTCATCATTATTCTTAAGTCTGTAATGGGAGCATAATGGTTTTACCGTTTACTGAAAGAGATAATGTAAGAGAAAAATACCGTGGCTATCAAAAGCCGCGGTACTCTGCTAATCAATCACCTGTTTACGCTGGTCAAGATGACAGGCGTTCGTCTTATCTTCGTAATAGTTATATTGATAATGTAAATGCTACACGAGAGCAAAATGCAATTAACAACCGTAATAATAATCTTGATTATGCAATGTCACGTTCTCCTGATTTTTATCAAAACAGAGACAATTTAAGATCTATTAAAGGTGTTTTAGAAAGCACACCTGCTGTGACAACTGATCAAAATGAATCACGTAACATGTATCAAATGTTAATGAACCAGATGAAAGGTGGTGATAAAGGTGCACGTTTAATTGATACAAGTGGGTTACCAGCTGGGGCAAGAAGAACAGGTAGAACTTTATTTCAAGATCCATCTAAATCAGCAGGATTTTTAAATGATTTAAAAGTTATGTTAGGAGATACAACTTTTCAAAATAAAAGATTAGACCCTGAAAATAGAAGATCTAATCCAGCAGCAGTAAGAGCACCAGAATACAATCCATTTCCTACAGCTGGATTTGGAGAAGAATTTTACAAAGATGAATTTGGAGGATTTGATTTTAGTGGATTAATGGAAGGTATAATGAAAGTTGCTCCATACACAGGTGCTGCAAGTAAAATTGCAA